CGCTCGAACCAAACAACTGGGAGAAGGCACCACAAACCTTGCACCCCCCCCCGCGGATGTCCAGTCTATGCACGTCCGCCCAACTTATCCCCTGGCACCCCTATCTCGCTGGAGCATTGCCACATGCATGGCTGCTTAGCGCCGGGTTCGCACCCCGCGTGGTCAGCAAGTTCGTCTTAGGGATGCTAGAAGTAGGCAACAGCGCTAAAACAGTCGCATGCCTCGCAATCACCACAGCTTCTTGGGTTTTTATTAAGAAGCGGTTTATCGACGCCTGGTCGCCCGTGATGCAATCATCATGGGTTGACTGGTGGTATCCACCGAAAACCCTCACCCACGAAGTGTCAAGTGCAGACGGCAGAGTCGAAAAGACGGCCAACGAGTTCAAAGACATCTTCACCATGAAGAGCTTCATGCTCGATCGCGCCTATCTTGCCGAAGACAATCAACACAAGTACGCCGCACGTAGGCGATTGGCCGCCGTCAAAATGGCACAAGCCATCGCCAAGAGAATCGGGAAACCCATCCACGACGACCAAATGTCGAGACGATCGTCAAAACAGGGTCTCGCCGGCACCCGGACTCTGATGTGTGCCAAAGACGCATGCTCATACGTGGCGGAGGACTTGAAATTCGAGAGAGTCCAACCTGGATCGATCGTGACACATATCGACACGTTCACCCACAAGGACCTCCGTGACGCGAACAACACCCTCTCCGATGGAAACATTCACTTCATCTACACCTGGAACCCTGAAAGCGTTGCAGGCAAGTCCGACGAAATCAATTTTCGTTACGACGAGGAGGGCAACTTCATCACCGACGTTGAAGGATCCGACCCATACTGTGATCAACTGTGGGACTTTGAAGGCGACTGCCTCGTGACCTATCGTTACGAGCCAGCAGCCGGTTACATAACATCCTTCTTCCTCACTGCCAGCTACTCCGTCTTCTGCTACAATCTATTCGCTAACGGCATCAAAGCATTATCCAACGCAGGGCCGCTCAAATTGATGGGCGGCCTGCTTTCCCTGGCACTGGCCGGCTCATACAATGAACCGACCGCCTACTGCCATAAAGTTATACGTCTGGACGTTGGTGAACATCGCTCAATTGCGGTGGTTGTACCCAACTGTAAATTCAAAGGCTTAGCCGCCACCTTCCGCCCCTTCCTTTCCGAAGCGGAACTGCGCCCCCGCAAACCAATCATGGGCGCCACCGACGGAGGTCACAGGTATCTCGCTGAGAAGCGAAAATCGCCTGCTGGCCTTTCAGTCGCTTTCCTCGATTCAAACGAGTCGCACTTCGTCTCAGACGCGGTAATTAACATGTCCAAAGCCCTGACTACTGGCAAAGGAGCACCGAGCTTAGCTAACGTTCGTGTGAGTTCCAAGTACGAAGGGGAAGAACCTCACCGCGTTGCCGTCGCCATAGCGATCGCAATTACCAACAAAGACAAATCTCCTCAGAGCTTTTCCAGCAACTACGGCTTCTACCCGTTGCCCACCATCATACGCCAAGATGATGATGACAAGGCAGACGGGCAGCCCATTAAAGAGGTCATGGCCCACGGCGCCATGCCTCCCATCGTCACAGGCGCAGCTTTCATCCATGCGAAATCCGAACAACAAACCAGGGATTTCGTGCAGCGGCGCTTGCGCGACCCCGCTGGGAGGGTCCGCTCCACGTTTACCCCGCAGGTAGCCGAGTACATCCGCGAGTTCGCGATGCACATCCGGCAAGAAATCGGGGGCTCGCCCGGGTTCTTAGAGCCCATCAGCGAAGAGGAGTATGAGGAAACACGCAACAAGAACCAGTTGAACAAATTCCATGACGTCCTGCCAATTTACGACATCCATAATTATGATGATCGCAAGGGCTTCATGAAGCGCGAAGTACTCGCTGACCCAACAAAAGCCGGCCGTGGGATCTGTACATTTCCCCCAGAATCACAGGCTCTTGGCGGCCGCATTGCATTAGCGTATGCAGCTGCCATGAAAGCCTGCCCATGGATGGCTTGCGGTCTTAACCCCGCAGAGACAACCCAAGCGGTTGTGAGGGTCTGCTCCGGCAAAAAGGAAATAACCGGGTCAGACTTCAGTGCACAAGACGCCACCATAGATGAGAACAAAAGGTGCGTCGAATTGATGCTACTCTTACAACTCTTTGATCTCATGTGGCATGCCTTGATTCAAGATTGGCATTACACAGATTATTGCGGGCGGGTATTGTACGGCGATCCTGGAACTAAACGCGAGGCTCACGAGTTCGAAGGCTCGAGGGGAAGCGGAAGCCCATTTACTACACTAGGCAACACACCACTTACAGGGTTGTTCGCCTACGTCGCCTTACGCCTCTCGGGTCAAATGCCACCCGATGCGTGGGCCAACCTCGGCATATATTCCGGAGACGACGGAGTCACTGCCGACCTACCTCCCGAATTTTGCGTTCAAGCCGCCGAGGCTTTGGGCTTTCTTGCCAAAACCACGGTCCACTGTAAATACATTCCTTTTCTTGGACGCGATTACTTCGACCCTATTGGTGGCAGCACCTCCAGCATCCAGTCACCACTCC